GCGACATATACATTGTTTTTAGATCACTTGATTCACTTAATTCACTTGATTCTATCGATGACACGGCCGATACTGACATAGATATTGACATCTCATTTCTACGACTGAATCCTACATCATTTGATACGAGAATTAGTTAAGTTAGGGTTAATAATATAAAATAAAATAGCCAATATTATTATTATAATGCTTTTTATTTTTTTAGCCGCAGGAAAAGGAAAACGCATGAATTCCTCCACTACCAAAGTTCTCATACCATTAATGGGAAAACCGATGTTAGTATGGATCATTGATTCAGTCAATCAGATTCGATCCACCGTTCCAGATAAAAACCTCATATTCATTGTGGGAGAAAATCAAGATGAAATCCAGCAATCTCTTCTAACATCGTATCCTTCGAACAATTTTACATACATACGTCAAATGCATGCAAATGGTACGGGGGATGCGATCCGATCCGCGCTTTCTTTTTTTAGAGAAACCATGATCCCTGAAAATGAACAGGTTCTCATTCTGCCAGGCGATGTTCCTACAATATCGGCGGAAACTATACTTGAAATGATGAGTTGCGAGAACCACCTAGTAAATTCAGTTCTGGTGCACAACGCTACGAATCCATTTGGATGTGGCCGAATCCTGTTTGATAATGTATCATCGGAACAGGTTGGGTCAGGAACAAAGGTACTCAAAATCATAGAGGAAAAAGATTGCAATGATACAACACGCAAAATATCTTGTATAAATTGCGGCATATATGCCATGACAGTGAAAACCCTTTTTTTAGTCGACCGATTGGACAATAAAAATGCAGCGGGCGAATACTATTTAACAGACCTGTTGGAAATCGCCTACAAGGAAAACATGCCATTCGATCCGGTGTTTTTACCTGCCGAAAAATCGCATGAATTTTTCAATGTCAATACACAAGACGATTTGAAAAATATAACCGAGTTCTTGTCAAATCAATAATAATCATATAACGATTGAAATAATCAGACCAGACGATCTGAATTTCGTTGTTTTACACCTTTTTACATTTCAAATGCCGACCCTTGCGGTCGGCATCTTTTAATGTAATTAGGCAACTGTTACTTTTCACCGATAAATCACCTTTTATATACAGATAATTCAACCTTAGATTGAATTATCCTATATAATCGGCGTTTGAAAGGTGAAAAGGTGTAAGATAAATAGATATTCGTAATTCCTTCACTAGATTTTATTTGTTCAATTTCTTCACATAGTTCTTTCACCCAATCATAACTATCATAAAATACATCTTCTTGTAATAATCGGATTATAGAATAGCCATGTTGGTTTGCACATTCTTCTTTGTATTTGTCGTTTTCTTGTTGTTCTTCTGGTGAAGACCAATTATCGATTTGTACGAAATGTTGTGCACCATCTAATTCTATGATGATTTTGAGTTCTGGAATACAGAAATCGTAGGGCAGGTGATTGATTCGTTTACACCAATCTTGTTTGAATTGGGTTAGTAATGATGGATATATTTGTGACATTATTTCGTATAATTTCGCTTCTGTTTTATTTACACAGAACGGACACCATGTCCTCTTGAAATACTATCTAACGAACTTGTAAAATCATTATTACATTTATTATAATCGAATATGTACTTTCTTCCAGATGAAATGATCCTTCAAATGGAATTTTCATAACTTACACACACATTATCAAAAAACATTTATGTCAATTTTATTATTTTGATATAAATGATTGTTCTGTAAAAATCGATTGAAATGATCAAACAATCTGAATATTTGGTAAAATCGGTTTCATTTCCCAACCATATCTACAATATGCACTCTCCATTTCATAGGTCTCCGGGTAATTTTCCAACAGGGATTGTTTTGCGTTTGCTTCGTCTTGTTGTTGATGTTCTCTATTTGTATTTGTATTTAGTAACCACAGTTTTTCGCGCGGCAGTACATAGGCCAATTGCTGCGCCTTGGTATACGGATTCGGTGTAGGAGGTGTCGAATGGTGAAATCTCGGTTTGTACTCCAACACGTACATTTGCAGATCCTGCATCAATGGCCCGTAATTCCAATGATACTTCCATCTCCAATCGGGGCAATCCTGCGTATAATACGCAAATACCCATTCGAGTCCTTCCAAATAATTGATGCAAATCTTTTTGATATTTTCCTCTGTTGGATCGATATTGAAAAGGGCGCGATAATACCGTTTCTGCCACCCTGCTTCTTCCGGACAAATATATTTTTCTTTTTGGCGAAAAATAATCGGATAATTATTGAAAAACTCTTCTTTTTCTTCCTTGGTATTTGTGGGCCAGTGTTTCTTTTCGAATTTATTTCGCGCAAGATGTTCTGCCAAAAAATGGCCGGATTCTTGTTTGGCCAAGGATTGGATAAACTTGTGCACATTTTTCCATTGGATATTCGATTTCGATTTTTCATAATTTTGAATAAATGCCATGTTTGCATGTCTACCGATCGTTGTGCGATATGTATCCATGAGAATCTGCGTTCCATGGGTACGAATATTAAATGCTGGAAAATGCGGCAAGAAATCGTTGCCTAGAATAAAACACAGGAATATATAATCATTCACACAGGCCGCCGTATTTTGCACCCGCATTTCTGAAAATATACATCTCGACAATTCGAGAATATCTAGAAACATGTATTTTTCAGTGGTGGAGGAGGATTGCATCATGTATTTGAATGCAGGCGTCTCTCTGAAAATATACATGGACTCGCAATATTGACGATGGAAGATGGCCAACATGATAAGATCGCTGTCGAGTCCATATACGGCGATGTTGCTATTTTCATACAGGGATTTGTTTGCACGTACGTGCGAAAACAGTTTGTGTTCTCCTTCTCCACATTGATCGGAACATGATACGCGAATTTTATAGGGTTTCTGTGTTATTGTTGTGGATGCGTCAGCAAAATGCTGGTAGATGGATTGATCCAATTTTTGCATGAAAGCCGTTCCTGGCGTAATTGCAGTCGTATCCCATATTGGCGCATCGTAAAATTCCATGCGCGTCATGAATTGGGATTTATAACGACGCAGACGTTGTTGATCCATTTTCGCAAACGGCGCAACACCATCGAATGCAATATATACCGATTTTGTCGGACTTATGAATTCAATATAATGTTCAATTGCAGAAATGACATTACCAATCAATTCTGTTTCTATTGAATTTGTATTATGGGTATTTGGTTTTGTTTTGGTTTTGGGTTTGGTGTCTTTTTTGTACGCGTCTTGTAACTTGGCGAAACAGTCATAGACGATCGAATTGCAATCCATAAACAAATGGTCTATCTGTTTACAGTCTTCGCGTTTTCGTATAATATTTGAATAATTTTTGATAATATACGAAAAATAACTTGGAATTCCCATGGAAATGATTTGGTTCTCGGTTCTCTATAATTTATATAAAATAGTATCTATGTTAATTTTTATTATTATTAAAATTACACAATAATATTCTCAAGGATAGTTATAATGGATATAAATATTGTAACACTCGCATACTTATTTTTTAGACTTGCCCCATTTATTATTGTTTGTTATTTTTCATTATCATCTCTCTTCAATCAAGATATAAAAGGGTTGATTTATTTAGCCGGGTTATTGATTGCCTGTACTATAACATATTTGATTAGTGTACTATTTGTAGACAATAACCAACAACCGAACTCTGTTTGCAATAATTTTACGATCAATGGTGGAGTTGCAATTACAAATGCACTACATCTAGGTATTTCTGCTCTTTGTTATACATTTTTCTATTTGCTGTTTGTTATTGTAAAAAATAATTTGGTATTAGGTAATTTGCCCACCATTATATTTTTCCCGATTTTAATTGCAGGTGATTTAGCATGGAATCTAAGTAATAATTGTTTCAACATGGTTCAAATACTCGTATCTATTGTTGTAGGAGGATCCTTGGGACTTTTCTGGGGATGGGCGATCGATTCTTTGAACAATCCTAATTTATTGTATATCAATACAGGAGGATCGCAAACAGTATGTAGTCGACCTGCGAAACAATTATTCAAATGTACAATGAAAAAGAATAAAACGGAAGCTGATCCAACTGATAAAACTGATGCTGATGTTGATGAAACTGATGATGATTAAAGTGGTAGTAAAATAATATAAACAAATACAAAATATTTTTATAACATGAATGGGATATATACATGCACAAATATTCAGACATTGATTATTTGGTTTGGTATTGGCGGATGTTGTAGATATAATTTACAATTAAAATACGAAACCGAAGAAGTAGCTGATTACGACGACGATGATTTTTGCAATTGTTTTACATGTCGAAATTTTAGAAATATTTTATTTTTCAATTATCGTCGTCTAGAAATTTACGACATAAAAAATCATGAAATGCTGTCATAAAATTGAAGAATATTCAATATAAAATGAATATTCTTATACCACCAAATCACAAAACAACAGTCACCAAACAACAGTCCCCCGATTGTCAAAAATGCAACCTATAAAACAGATCAACGGTCAAATTGAAACCTATACATCCGAGTTCAAGGAAAATATCCGCAAACGAATGTTGGAACTAGGATTTGAACAAGATCCCAGATCCAATGAACTGATGGAATATATTTACGAATATCCGCGACTAGTCATTACAGCGGAACCCAAGAAAACGCGTGTGAAATCCGACATTGACTCGGACAAACGATGCATTGCATATCGCGCAGATTCACACCAATGTTCTCGACGTAAAAAACATGGTTGTGATTATTGCGGTACACATGAAAAGGGAATCCCAAACGGATTTATATTGAATGAAGAAAAACCGGCAACTACAACCAAGTTATTGGTGATTGCGAGAGAAATTGACGGAATTGTGTACTACATTGACGATTCGCGAAACGTATATAAAACCGAAGATGTCATGAACAATGTAGAGAACCCTACCGTAATAGGTAAATGTATGCAAATAAACGACACTGAATTCGTAGAATATGTATAAAAACGTCCTATAATTCGGGATTATCAATTTCAATTTCCGGTTCAGATTCATTTTTTTCCAGGCGTCCAAGTTTCCAGTGTTTTACACCAACTAATAGTATATTTATTCCAGTTCCAATACAACTACTCGTAATAACATATGGATTTTCGATACAGACTCCATAAGATATTCCAAGGATCCCAGAGAGTCCCCAAATCATCCATGTAAAAGTAGTTTTCACTTCAATGTCATAAATACTCGAATAAATTTCAGGGAAATATCCAAGTATAGCCAATACATTAGAAGAAATCGATATTGCTCCATAATTTACCGACATTTATATTTTATTTTATGATACTTTTATACGTTTTCTCATTTTTTCACCTTTGCAATTTTTCTTACAATGGATTCTTTGACAACTTCTTCGCGATTTTCCATGATAAAAGAATTGATCTCATTCATTTTCATGAAATCGCCGTCATAATATTTGGATAGAACGTCCATCAAATTCTGTTTCGTCATCGGTTTTTTAACACTTTTACGCGTGTAAATAATCTGCCCATCGTTAATATCAAGCCCCTCAATATTTTTATCTTTCATCATATTCATTAACACCGCAGATGTTTCTTGTCTTGCCCGTTTTCTAGCAAGCATTTCCTGTTGGAGAGCACGTATTTCATTGTCATATTTAAGCCACCGTTTGACAACTTCAATCAGCGCTTTTTTTTCTTCCTGTTCTTCGATTTCCATTCCTTTCTTTTTCTTGTTATATTTTTTCTATTTCAATTTGTTTTTTATTTGGATATTTTTTTCCTAATTATTTATAAAATAAATATAATTGTATGCAAATGTATTTTACAAACAAAAGAGCATCTTCTTGGAATCAAAGGAATCCACAAAATCCACAAAATCCACAAAATCCACAAAATCCACGGAATCAACCAACACCCTCAGCAAACATTTCTGTACTGCATCGGATCCAACCACAAGTCCAACCTCAGCAACCCGCTCAAAAAAAAGTAATATGGGGGCCTCCTATATGGTACATGTTACATACTCTTGCACACAAAGTAAAAGAAGATAAATTCCAAGAAATTCGCAAAGAACTATTGGAATTGATATATGCGGTATGTACAAACCTTCCTTGTCCTGAATGTTCTGGACACGCAAAAAGTTATTTAGATGCAATTAATTTCAATACTATTCAAAAAAAAGGAGATTTAAAGCGCATGCTATTTGAATTTCATAATGCAGTGAATTTGCGCAAAAGCTATGCGAAGTTTGACTACAACGAGTTGGATGAGAAATATTCAAAAGCAATTACCAATTCCATCCTTCAAAATTTTATGAGTCATTTTCAAGATAGACCGCATCGAAGTATTAAATTAATTGCCACCGATCTACATCGCGCATTAATTTCAAACAAAATGAAAGGATGGTTTAACGCAAACATTCATCATTTTGATCCATAAACCCTTTATTATTATGTAACGCAAGTAAAGCGCTAAGACGAAAATTGAGAAGACATTGACTTCAATATATTGTTTGTTATATTATTAGCATCTTGTGCAGTTTGAAGTACTTGGGTTCCAAGCGATGGCGGTGCGGAAGGTGCTACAGTTATTTCATTCTTTATCACTACAGGGGTTGGATTATTAATAGCTAATGAGTATGTATTGTCAGTATTGATAAGATCTGTATATGGTTCTATCAATGAATATGAAAGTTGAGAATGTTCTAAAATAAGTTGAGATGCGCCTTCAAACATTTGATTTTTACTTGGCATAGTATTCGAATGTTGTGTAGGAGCAACATCGGGCGAATCTACCGGTTTTGGCGGCTTATAATTATACGGTTGTGAAGGAATTCCAGGTGTGGACATTTTATATGTTTCAAATCTTTCAAACATCGATCTTTTTGTGAAAAAGAAATAGAAAATAACGACCAAGAGAACGACCAATAAAAATATACGAATTTCGTCTTTCATTTTTATATATAATGATAAAAATAAAAGGACAAATCAAAGGACAAATCAAAGGACAATGTCTAAAACTAAAACATATCCATCAGCTTCTTAAATATATCTGTCGCAACAATGGCGACAGTCCTCAAATTTTCTTTGACTCCGTTTTTGTCTATTTTTCTAAAATATGCAATTCGAACAATACTATTCGTATCATGCGGATGCAATTTCTTAAATCCGCAATAGGAAAGCGTCTTCTCCTCCATATAGTATTTTTCATACAGGATATATTCGAGAACCTTGCCCATCGTGTAATCCTCGTTTTCTAGAGTAATATCATAAGAAAACGCGACGGTGGATGCGCTTGTAGAAATCATGATCTCATTTGAATCTAATGCAGTAATGAAATCGGCAAATTTATTATGCAAAATCATAGCCGCTTTTCGCACAATTTCGTCATTGTCATATACACCAACGGTTTGCACCACAAAATCAAAACTGTCCGCGATAAAGTGTCGTTCAGCATCCAACAAGTGGAAATTCTTCACCTGAAATTCGATTTCTTCGCCGCTCATATTCTCTTCAAGGAGTTTACTCTTGACTGCGTCCAATGCGTTACGGATTGCTTGATCATCTGTCGTGTTGCCATATGCGCATTTGGAGACGACATTGAACATGGAATTCGATTTCGCCGTGTACATCATGAATTCGCAGGTCAAATGGATTTCTTCACCTTCGATGGAATCGCCGATCTTGGGACGCAGCCTCATAAAATCAATATAATGCCCCGTAATTGCATTCGCCGGGAAAATCTTGCGACAAGCCTCTTCCTTTATATAAGCGCCCGTCTCCTTGTTTTTAATCTTGAAATCTTCGGTTGTCACAATTCGCATGGTGTCCGTATCATTCTTGACATGACATTCCATAACGTACTTTTCGACCAGATCTTTCGCATCCTGGTCTTTACTGTGTATCGGAATACACGACAACCTGTGTTTGAGTATCTCATTATGCAGACGCCCGGTATTTTTGAGAATGGTGCATTTATTGTCATTGTAAATCTCGGTATAGAAGACCACTGTTGGAATATCACTCAATATAGTTCGGCGCAAAGCATTTGCTAAACTCACATTAATATTTTCAAGCGTGAATTTGTATACATCGTCCTCGGTATAAGGCGCTCTGTCTTTTGCAAATCTGGGGTTCATATTACAAAGGCTGAAAGAATATACTATATATGATATTTAATATATTCTATATCAATTTTATTTATTTCTCCTCTCCAACAGGGATATTTTGGTCCATTCTCCTACAGGGAAATCTTCGAGAACTTGTGAATAATGTGCATATTCGGGGTGTTGGCGAAGGAAGGTTTTGGCGTGGAATGGTTGGCCGCAAGGCCTACCCCATTTCGCATAAAACGCCATTTGTCGCGCCATTGCAGAATCGGTGAGTTTACAGTCAATGGCGCCGTGTGGGTAGTATGGAAAGCTGCCTTCTTTGGACAATTCGGTGTGAGAACATATGGATCGTTTGCCTGGATTGTCTTTATTCAGATAAGGATCATAATGATCGGCGAGAACCTTCTTTCCAATGGAAATGTCGATTTTTCCGTAATAAGTGTCCAACAGGAGGGTTTGGAATCGTGCGCTGCGCGCACCTGACGAGGTTTTCAAATCTTCGACAGATCTGTCATTGGTTTCTGCAGTACGGAGAACCGGATCAATGGCCGAGTTCATGCCATAATATACGCCATTGTGCGTACGTTTTGTCGCAGTGTGTTCGAGTCCGAGTTCAAGGACCATGATTTCGCCGGTTTTGGTGTCGCCAAAGAGCCATGAACATGCATAATCACCTGCGTTATTTTTCGTCATAATGTTCTCATATTGATCGAGTGTCTGGGCATATTGCATGGCGTGGCGTATGCGACAGAAATAGGGTGTGCCTTTTTCGAAATCCGGCGTATAATCAATCGAGCTAATGGTGGTTTCGCACCCGACGATGCCAGTGGAACATATGAACCAATCGGTAGTACTGGAAATATAACCGGGCATGGATTGCATGACAAAGGGAAAGCCTTGATCCGGCGGCGGTGTAATATACACCACAATATTCTGCGAATACCCTGTAACGAAATCGCAATAAGTCGAATGTCCCATCACTATATCACCGTCTTTAGTGGCATCACCAGTTGCAATGAACGCAGCACATCGTTGTTTGATGCCCGGTTCTTGCTCTGTTTTTTTATGAGGACGTCTGTAAAAATCGTCATATAGACTCATGATCGAATTCCATGCAAGAAGTTTATCAAATGTGAGTGGTTTGCGGCGATTCTTATTGTGCGCATTATAACCATTGCAAATACCGTTCATTTCTTGTGTGATCTCCGGATAATTGCGGACCACAGTGGGTTTTATTTTGACAACGGCCGTTTTCACAAATTCAGAAAGCGTCGTACGGAAGGTTTCCTGTAGGAAAAATTCGAAATTACGCATGGCTTTCTTTATTTCGCGATACAACAGGAAACCGTGTGCGTAGCCTCGATCATATGCATTTCCGTGTAAATATACCATTTTCCAGCCATTTTTGTCTTGGACGACATGTCCGGAAATAAGTCTGCGGTTTATTTTTCGAGTTTTATTTTTTATTTTTAGATTTATATTCTTATTTTTTCGAAAGGTTCTCGTTCTCATAAATATAAAATATAAAATATAATAAAATTATAGTCAATTATAAATTCCTATATTTATTATAAATGGGGTTTTCAATATCAAAATTCATTCACCTTCCAATTTTCATCGCTAGTTTAGCAATCGGTATATTTTTCGTGTGTTTATTTGATGAAGATAAAAAAGTAATATACGTCTATCCAAAACCGGACAATATTGATTCGATACAATACAGGGATACAACAGGGACATGTTTTGCGATCAAACAGGAACGTACAACATGCCCAAGGAATCCTCTAAAAATTGCACCACAAACATAACTTTTTTGTTATAAAATATAATATAGCATGTTCTTATAGTATAGATGATCAATTTCAAAAGATTATTAAACACAAAAATTGGAGTGGTTTTCATTTCGATTATATTGGGACTTGGGTTGGCCACCATGTTCAGAAAAGCTTGTAGCGGTAAAAATTGTATTCATTTTCACGGACCAAAATCGAGCGAAATTGACGGGAAAGTCTATCAATTTGGAGACGATTGCTATAAATATACACTTGTCTCTGCGAAATGCGATGCCAACAAAAAAATAATCGATTTCAAGTCCGATGATAAAAAACAGGCGGAGTTCTCACAGGAAGACATTACTGCCGCCTATGAATCACATGGAAAAAACTCGCAGAATGAAAAGAATCAACACAACCAGGACGCTTCTTTAGGATGGTTTGACCAGGCTCGTCATTTTTTCTCATAAGAGATTCGTATTTTTGAGTCACAATAGATATAGTAGAATATATATTGTGATGATGTCGGAAGAAAACATTCGCATGACTCGTATTTCCGACTTGCCCGAAATACCATTGAATAATCAAATGATCCAGTCTGACTCGAGCACCATGTATATACCCATGAATGTGCATCCGAATCCATACGGAATACCGGAACAGCCTCCAGGAGGAATGCCCCTACCACACGCATCCGCGCCTCATCAAAAAATGCAGGAAAATTCAATGTTGCCACAGCAACCAACCGGTAATAATAATAGTGAATTATCATATCCAATAGAACAAGAATATCGACTACCCGCTCACGATGTCCCTGTAAGAGACATAAGCCAAGAATTCCTACAGGATATTGCAGTTACGCCGAATTATATTCCAAAACCGAAAATAACAGTGGACTACATCAAAGAATACGAAGCAGCGGCAGCTGCAAAAGAAAAGGAATATGAAAAGGAGAAGAAACAAGAGAAAAAAAGGGAAGAATGGTTCGATTTGCTACAGACGCCCATATTGGTAGGAATTCTTTATTTTATACTCCAATTACCGGTCGTGAATACGCTGATTTTCAAACGGTTCTCTTTTTTGCAAATTTACAGAGAAGATGGCAATTTCAATCTATGGGGTCTTTTATTAAAAGCCATGTTGTTTTCATTTTTGTTTTGGTCCATTGATCAACTCATTTTTCAAACAGCCCTTTTTTTGGAATAATACTTTCTATTTCATATATATAATATAATAGTGAACATTAAAGATCGCAGATACAGAAAAACAAATAAATATAGAATTCGTAAAAATAAAACATTTAAGACAAAAACACAATCTAAACTAAATAGAAAGAAGTTTAGAAAAAATATTACTAAAAAAATAATAAAAGGAGGTGATATTACATTTACTAATTTTAATTTATTAAATAATTATTGGAAAAGGCATCCGATATTATCAAAAAATAGTTTCTGGTATTTAATCACTGAAAATAATATGTCTTTGCAACTGGGAACAAATATACAAACATATGAAAATTTGAAAAATTTAATACAACAATATTTAACCAATAGAGGATTAGATACTGCAGAATTACCAAATGGAATTAGAATAGGTATACAAATAATACGCCCAAAAAATTATTCGTCGGATGATGAAGACGACGGGAATTTTACATAAGACGAAGCAGATTCAGACACAGATTAAATATATTTGCATATTTTAATCGCCGATATATCATTATTCTGCATTCGGCATAATTATTGTATATAAAAGGGATTCATCTTCAATGGTTTAACATAAATAAAATAAAAAGTATGAATAAATACATATATGTCATACGAATTTTACGAGCATCGATGTGTTCTCGAATTGGCAAACCAATGCGAAAACAAAATAGAAACTCCGATACGAATCGTATACTGTCCTACAGGGGATAATTTGATCAGTTCTCGGCACTTTTTGCACTACGATTTGACGACCGATACTTATGTTATTTTGGGGAAATTACAGAGAGTGGAATATATAAAAGAGAGCAAATCGTATCATGCGATCTTTGAATTGAGAACCGTTGTATGTGTAGATAGTTATATATTCGATCAAGATTTCCTGTATGATAAAGCGCGATAAAAGAATCAAAAGAACAAGGAGGAAAGGATTCCATTGGACCGCCGTCGTGTTCTTTTTTTATTTGTCTTTTTTTTATTTTTTTGTTTTGGTGATTGCGATGATGGTTTCGATTGCGATTGTGCGCTGGATTCATTTGGGTGGGTAGGTGTTTGTATAATGGGCATTTTCGTATCTGGTGCTTGTGGCAATGGTTCATTTTGTGCCCCGCGGTCTTTCTGACGTAGACGCACTCCTGGGTTATATTTAAGAAACCATTCATCATATTCACGCGTTCCTCGTTTTCCTATTAATTTGCGAAACATTTCTGTTTTATTTGCGCGTATGTCTTCCATCGTCAGTTGTTTTCCATAACAATTTGCCGAGAATCGTTGGAGAACTCCTTTTTGATTCAACCTATTTTTTTGTTCGACTTCAAACAGGAAATTAGCCATGCACAAAATACGGTCTTTCGGAAAATAGGTCTGATTCGTGTATATGAACGCGAGATAAAAACTCAACATGGTGTCGATGGTTGCAACGCGTATTTCTTTTCCTGTAATTTGAATCGTGTTGTAATTATGACATGCATTGGGTTCATAAATAAATGCCACCGTTTCTTTTTCGACGACGATTTCGATATGTTTGGGGACGATTTCTCCGATTTCAGCGTGTTCAATCATTTTACATTTTTTGAATCCAGCGTCTTTGATAGTTTCCAACAGGATCAATGCGCATTTTTTGGGATCGGTGGATAAAACGTCAAAATCGGGGATTTTCTCAATGAGTCGGCGTTGATTCGGCGGCATGCTCTTTGTATAAAGAGAACTGGCATACCCTCCGAAAAAAACGACTTCTTGTTCAATAAAACTGTCTCGCACAATGAAATATAGAGATTCACTATCATTCGTTGATAATGTGTCTACATTTCTCTGAAAATCGACCGTTTCACAGGATCCCGGTGTTTGTACCGGATAATATTTGTTCAACAGTGTCAGTCGTTTAAACACCTTTTCCCAACGCGAAGTATCGCCGGCGGGTCTGGACAATTCTAAATACATGGACATGCGAAGAAAATTGGGCGGAGCATAGCGAAGACCCGCAATCGCAATACTGTCTTTTTGCAAATTGCGATAAATGACGGAATTCATTTGGGTTATATCTGCAATCGCGATGAAATTGACAAATACTTTGTAGGTTCCATAATGCACGGCACTTCGCGCTTCGACTTCATTGTATCCTTCGGCATAATATAGATCGGCGAGTTCTTTTGCATGATCTAAAGCGTTTTCCGAAAATACATCGTAATCCGGCAAATCTATGTCGGAATTGTAAAACTGGTCCTGTTTTGGCATGAGTCGGTTTAGAGCGAGTCCGCCATAAAGAATGAGTTTCTTTTGAATGATGAATTTCTCGAGTATTTCAAACATGGCTTTGATTTCCGGTGTACTTGCGACCTTTTGTTTTTGAATTTTATCGGTTTCGTCGACCGCGTGGCGAAGAATTGCCAATTCACATTCTTCAAACGACATTTTGTCGTCGCACAATTTGGTATTGTATTTATGTTTTTCTGGTTTTTTTGGAGGAAGTGGATGGGGGTGATACATATTAAACTAAACTATTATATTGTAATGATATAATTATTGAATAATTATTCAATAATTATTCATAATTATTCAATAATTATTCATATAAAATTGATAGGGTTGTCCAACAGGAGAATTCTTTCATATCCGCGATCGATCATGTCATCTCACATTACTACCAGCACCCCTACTCATTGGATTCTACGCGTAGCCGATGGCGAGAATTTTCGCAGAAGTTCTCGACATCATATTTGGGGCATTGACGCCGGTATTCCTGATGGAAAACAGTTCTTGCCCAGAGTTGCATGTGGCGACGTCCTGTGGTTTGTTACTGGAAATAGTAATGGGCGAGTACTAGCGATGGCTACATATGTTTCGCAAAATGTGCGAAGTGCGAATACGATGTCGAACGAAGAATTGGGGTGGTTCAATTTTGGCCCGAACTGCAACACGGAGATTCACTACAAGGATCTGTATGATGCACATGACTTGGATCTCCGTACGCGTATCAAGAGCCCGAAAATGTACCGCAAATACAATCCGGATAAATGCAGCGTGAATTTGCCCGTGGAATATGCGAAAATTGTCCAACAGGGGTTCATGACCGATCATATGTAGGAAGATGGACGGTGAATATGTCTCTTATTTCGCATGCTTTTTTTGGAAGTAAAGACAAATTATAAAAATCATAAATTATAATATATGAATTATTTCAAGAACTGTTATGAAATGTTGTGTAAAATGATAAACTCTCTCTATACGATCGATGAAAAAGCATTAGAACAAGAAAACGAACATTACTGTAGGATGGCCGACGGAGATTTTACATGTAAACTTGTCACGTATTCACCTCAGAATCAATCCACGATTTCGCACCCGAATCAAACTCAAAACCAGTCCAATCGGTTTTCGAATTTCATCAAAACCGCCTATATTTCTCCAATGAAAAAATGAATACTCTCTTATTTCGGTATATGAAAAGGATGCGATTTTTGCAATGGTATTTTCAATAAAAACAATCCTACAATAATGAGCACGACTCCTAAATACTGCAAATAATTATCAAACCGTTCTCCCAATATGAAAAATGCAAACATACTTCCCAACAGTGTACTGATTCCGTCCCATGCGCTATTCACCAGTAACAACGTCGATCCTTGTAATGACATGATTAATGCCCATACCACACCCATGTAACCTGCCAGGCCTACCCCCAGAAATCCGAGTCCTTTATCATTCGCATATTGTTTCAGACCATAATCCCCAACGATTTCGATAAGAGAAAGTCCAACGATTTGCACAAGACTCATATACAATGATTTCTATTTTTTACTGTTTCTATGTTTTCCAACAGGGGTTGTTTTTGTTTTCCAATCCATAAAATTGAATAGAATTCCCTGTAGGAAAACCAAATCATATACTAAACGAGAGATTGTCATTCATCCCAACATGTCCAAATTCTTTCGATCCAAAACTGCGACTGCGTCTATAAATTCGGTGTCTCCATCTATACCTTTCTTTTCTCCTACAGGGGAATATGTAGAACGCGTTTGTGCGGCTTCGTATCTCGGAAAGAAAGGATATACCATTCCCAAATCCGTGCTCTTACCAGAAGATTACGAGTTTTTGAAAAGTGAATTGTTCATGAAACCGGTCGTGATGGGCAAGGAACAAATGGAAGGTTCATTTGCCGTCTATCGTGAAAACGACGCCAAATTGTATTTGCCGCGGTTCTACGGTATATCTCGATATGGATTGCCGCCGAGATCCGAAATACAGACGGGCGAAGATTGCGACATTGAATTCGTCGGCGAATTGCGCGATTACCAACAGAAGATTGTCAAGACGTATGTGGATCATGTGTCGCGGCCCATATGCTCGGGTTCTGATGGCAAGGAAACGGCCTTTGGCAAGGAAACGGCCTTTGGCAAGGAAACGGCCTTTGGCAAGGAAACGGCCTTTGGCAAGGAAACGGCCTTTGGCAAGGA